GTTTATAATCAATAAAGTGTGGGGTGATACGAAGGAAGCTGTAGAAAAATACGGAAGTGACAGAAGCAAGACACTTAAACTGGGTGCCTTGCTCGTGACGGCATTCGTGTCAGGAGCTTTGATTACCTATTATGCGGGTATTGATAAAACCCTTTATTCAAATATGGGGTGGGAGTCAAACAATCAGGGCTTGACGATGTAATCCTTCACAAGGTAGAACACAACGGCAGCCACCAAACCCGTTGAAGCCAAGCCAACCATACTTCGGCTCCCCTGTTCGTTAAGGAACTTTGGAACTGAAGTGACCAGCTTGTCTTGAACTGGCTTAGAGACCGCGATAGCTGCGGCCGCACCGGCGACGAGGGCAATCATTTGATCATCAGTGAGGTTGAATGGGTTCTTGCTTTCTGGTCGCGCCTCCTTTTGTGGCATCGCGTAAGCACCCTGAGGATTGGGGGCGGTCATTTGTGGCATCATACCTTGCATCCTGGGCTCGTCCATCATCATTGGGGCATCCATCATGAGGTCGTTGATTGGAGTAGAGTCCATCGTCTGTTTATTTTGTACTATATTTTTTTCGGGTTGCGAAAACGCTGGTTTAAAGTTTGTAGATGGATTGTCATTCAAAGAAACCATCCCATCGCCATTGTCAGAAAGATTCATGGTACTCACGTGGTCTGAAGCCATTTAATATAGCCATATGTTTTTGAGATACCTAAGTGACGCGCCTTCACAATTTATTTGAATGTCTCATCTTCAAACAGTTCATCTCGGATCTTCTATTGCAACTGGTATTTGCAAGAAGTCAGAACACACACTCAATTGTATCCTGGATGATTTCAAACAATTTTGTGCTGACTACATAA